ATGGTGCAAGCCACCTTCGGGAATCGCTTCAAGATCGAGGACGGCAAGGTCGTCGCCTATGACGCCAACGGCAACAAGATCTTCAGCCGTGCGCGCCCGGGTGAGCTGGCCGACTTCGATGAAGCGCTGGAAACCCTCGTCGATTCGTACCCCTATCGCGACACGATCCTTAAGAGTTCCGGTGCCAACGGCGGCGGCGCTCCGAACGGAAACGGTCAGCCACCAAAACCCAAGGGCAATCTCGGCGGCAGCAAAGAAGAGCGCCTGGCCGCGATCAACGCCCAAATCCAGAACGCCTAACGAGGAAAAACGCCCATGGCACTGTCCGATATGAAGGTATTCAACGAGTACCTGAAGAACACCACCGTCGAAACCATCGCCCAGATGGTCGAGAAGTTCAACGCCGCGTCGAATGGCGCGATCCGCCTGACCCCGCAGGGCATCGATGGGGACTTCCTGCAGGAATCCCTGTGGGCTGGTCTGCACTCCGCCCAGCGTCGCGTCGACCGCTACGCCACCAACAACGCCCAGTCCGCCACCGCGCTCGCGCAGGTTCAGGCCAACAGCGTCAAGGTTGCCGGCGGCTTCGGCCCGATCCTCTGGGAGCCGTCCCAGCTGTCGTGGATTCAGAAGAACCCGGCCGAGGCGCTGGAGGTCATCTCCCGCAACCTCTCCGAAGCCATCATGGCCGACCAGCTGAACACCGCTATCGCCGCCCTGGTTGCCGCGATCAGCAACGTGGCCGGCGCCACCAACGACGTGTCCGCCACTGCAGGCGTGACCTACGGCGCGATCAACGGCGCTCACGCCAAGTTCGGCGACGCCTCCGGCCTGCTCGTGGCCCAGGTGATGACCGGCGAGGTGTTCCATAAGCTGGTCGGCCAGAACCTGGCCAACGCGCAGCAGCTGTTCAACAGCCAGTCGGTCAACATCGTTGACATCCTGGGTCGCCCGGTGATCGTTACCGATGCCCCGGCGCTGTTCGCCGCTGGCGACCCTGCGGCGACTCCCGCTGTGCCTGCCAAGCAGAAGGTGCTGTCCCTGGCCGACTCCGCGGCCATCGTCCACGACGGCAGCGACGTGGTTACCAGCGTCCAAACCAGCAACGGCAAGGAGCGCATCGAGACAACCTTTCAAGCGGATTATTCGTTTGGTCTGGGCCTTAAGGGTTTCGCATGGGACATTGCGAATGGTGGCAAGTCTCCGACCAACGCCGAGCTGGCGACCGGTTCCAACTGGGACCTGTTCGTCAACAGCGTGAAGTCGAGCGCTGGCGTGATCACCATCGGTGACGCGACCAAGTAACCGATAGGGGCGGGCTCCGGCTCGCCCCGTTTCTCTGGAGGATGAAATGTCCGAGCAGAAGATTGCATACGTTGAGCATCCGGTTACACCGGAACGGAAGGCCGAGCTGCGCGCTCAGGGCTTCAAGATCATCGACGCTCGATTCGCGCCGCCTGGCGATGTAGTCGAGCCGCAAGACGAGGCGCCCAAGCCGCGCGCCCGCAAAACCAAGCCAGAGCCGACCGAGGCCGAGTAAATGACCGAGTACATCACCATCGCGCAGGTCGACGGCCTGCTGGGGTCCGACTGGACAACCGAAGACAAGAAGGCCCGCGCGGTGCTGATGGCTAACACCTGGCTCAGTGCAAAGCCGCTGCCGGCGTTCGATGAGGTTCCTGCTGCGGTTGTGCAGGCGGGGGCGGAAATCGCACGCGAGGCGGCTGCTGGCAACCTCTATGCGGCATCCGAAACCGGAGTGCTGAGCAAGTCGGTAGAGGCGCGTGGCGTGTCGAGCAGCAAGACCTATGCGAGCAATGCCCGCAAGGTCACCGCAGGCGAAGCCTTCGCGCTGGCCCTGTTGGCTCCGCTGCTCGGCCCAGCCAACCAGATAAAGCTGGTTCGGGGGTAGTTATGGGCTTGCGTGATGATCTGACGGCCGATCTAGCCGAGGCGTTCGATACTGACCTGTCGGACGCTGTTCGCGCCTTCACGGCCTCGCATGCCGGAGATGCGGCATACGACCCTGTTACCGGATCAGTAACGCCAAGTGACGTGCCGTACACCGGGCGCGGTGTTTTCAGTGGCTACCGGCTCGATCAGATCGACGGCACGCTGATTCTGGCGACTGACCTGCAGTTGCTGGCCCTGCAAACGGAAGTCACGCGGGCGCCTGCGATGGGCGACACACTGGACGGGATGCTGGTTGTCCGCGTCGAGCAAGATCCTGCCGGCGCAACGTGGGCTGTCCAGCTGAGGAAGTGACATGAGCTTTTCAGACGATATCCGACGCTTCACCACCAAGACGACCGAGGCGCACGGCAAGATCACCCGCGTGGCCACGCTTGAGCTTTTCAGCGGGGTGATCAAGGCGACGCCTGTGGATACCGGAAGGGCGCGCGGGAATTGGCAGACGGCCCCTGGTTCGCCGGTAGCAGGCGAGACGGATCGACTAGACAAAAGCGGTGGCGAGGCAATTGCTGAGGTCGAATCCAAAACCCCGCAGGGTGCCGGCCAGGTCACGTACCTGTCGAACAATCTGCCGTACATCGTTCAGCTTGAAGAGGGCAGCTCCACGCAAGCGCCCGAAGGGATGGTCCGCAAGAACATGGACCGCGTGCAGCGCATGGTAGAAACCGCTATCCGCAAGAACAAGGTGTGACGATGAGCGAAACAAAGATCAATGGGGCGCTCGTCTCTGCCTACCTCGCCTCCGGCGTCATGCCGCAGGCACGCACCGCGTTCGAAGGCGTCAAGTTCGAGCCTGTCGCGGGGCAGAGCTGGGCGCGGCTCACGGACTTGCCAAGCGGAAGAGAGCCGGCCGCGTTCGGTGGCGCGAATCCAGTTGAGAGAACCGGCGTCCTTCAGGTCGATCTGTTCCATCCCATAAACAGCGGTACCGGCCCTGTTCTGGCCGACGCTGACAAGGCGCTGAGCTTCTACACCCCAGGCAAGCGGCTCGACTACCAGGGTCAGAAGGTGCTGATTCGCAAAGCCGAACGCTCACAGCTTCGCACTGAGCAGCTCTGGCAGTCGGTAGCCATCTCCATCTACTACACGGCCTGGATATTCCCAGGCTGACAGACAGAACACCCACCAACACCCCGCCATGTGCGGGGTTTTTCGCTAGAGGACACTGCACATGGGTATCAACGCCAACGGCTCGGCCGTACAGCTCTATTACATCGAGGAGGTCGCCGGCGCAATTCCCGCCGTGGCGCCCGAGTTTAAGCCGATCCGCTACGTGTCTCAGGGGCTGACCCCGAACATCCAGCAGATCGATACTAACGAGATGAACCAGAACCGCCAGAAGGCCACGAGCCGTGGCGGCACCTACAGCGTTGCCGGCGAGATCGCGGCCGAGATGTCCTTTGGCTCGTTCGACGACCTAATCCAGGCAGCCATGCAAGGCACCTGGACCACTAACGTGCTCACCATCGGCAAGGTTGAGCGCTCCTTCGCCATCGTTGAGCGACACACTGATATCGGTGTTGATTACGTGTACCGCGGCTGCCGAATCAGCACGATGGGTATCAGCGTTCCGCTGAACGCGCCGGTGGGGCTGACCTTCGGGGTGATGGGCACCAAGGCCGAAGCCTTCACCATGCCGGTTGACGCTACGTTCGCGGCTGCGACCACAACCGAGATCATGGTCACGACAAACATCGCGCTGACAGAGGCCGGCACAGCCATGGCCTACGCCACGGAGTGGAGCGCCACGCTCGACAACGGCATGGAGCCCATCTTCGCGCTCGGTAGCCGTTCGGCTTACAACATCGCAAACGGCATCGCGACTGTAACCGGCAGCATGAGCGCCTACCTGATCGATGGCGTGTTGTGGGGCAAGGTGCTCAACGAAGACCTAACCACGCACAAGATCGAGCTGGTCGAGGGCGCGCAGAAGTACACCATTGAATTGCCGCGAGTGCGTTACACCCAGGGCCAGAAACAAGTCTCCGGCCCAGGCGCGATCATCCCGAGCTACACGCTCAGCGCGGGCTATGACGGCGCAGCCGGCACCACGATGAAGATCACCCGAACCGCAGCCTAACCATTCAGCCCCGCCGCCGAGCGGGGCTTTGCTTTTCTGGAGTTAACGCATGTCCACCAAGACCAAAAGCCAGCCGTTTAACCTCGCTGATTTCTTCACCGTCCCGCAGGCGTCCGAAGGCAAGCCGCTGCCCCTGAAAAAGCCAGACGGCACCGCTACCGAGTACCACCTGACCGTGATTGGCGCCGACGCTCCGGCAGCCAAGCAGGCGTTGCTCGCGGCTACGCGCATCATTCGTGACGAGCGCAACGACAAGATGAGCGACGAAGAAAAGATGGCCGTGAGCGAGCGCGCTAGCCTGCAGTTCCGAGTTGCGCTGGTGACCGGCTGGAACCTGCCTGTTGAGTTCAACAAGGAAGCCGTAACCGAGTTGCTGACCAACAACCCCGGCCTGGCTCAAGATGTCGAGCAGTTCAGCGGAGACCGCAGCCGTTTTTTCGCGAGCGTGCTGGTGGCCTGATCGAGCACTTCGAGGCTGACGTGAAACTGCGTGTCGTTGCGCCAGGCTCCCAGGCTTCCATCAAGGAGCACCTGACCAAGGTGTGGCAGCAGACCGGGCACAAGCCGAAGGAACTGGATATTCCCCAGGCTCCAGAGGGCATGGGTTATCTGATAGGCCTGTTTTGGGACTGCAAGCGAACAGCGGAGCCGCTGACCTATTGCGAGGTCGAGGCCTGGTCACGGCTCACCGGGCAGGCGCTCAGCCCCGATGAGGTCTGGTGCCTGATGCGGCTGGATGACGCGCATGGGCGGGCGGTCAGGAGTTGATCGCCGCGCTTGAGGTGATGCGGTCGAAGTGAAGCGGCCGAACCGCCTTTCACGATTCATGGAGAGCACCTAAGATGGGCATTCTGATATCACGACGCGGGGTGCTGGAAGTGACCGATTTTTCTGATCTGCGAGCGGCCTATAGCAAGTACCGGGCGGCTCGTGATGTGTATTGGGATGACCTTGAAGAGAAGGTCAAGATCCTGGTTGATGGCTTCAGTCAGTACGTGGCGCCTGAGCGACCATTCTTTATCGACCGGGATGGCACCAAAAAGCCGTATGTGCAGATCGGGAAGGCCTACGGCGCCACCTTTGAGCCGGTGCGCAACGCCAGCCAGCTTGACGAGGAAGGCATGGGCCTGCAGTTCACGCTCGCCGTATACATCGACGAAGACCCCGACTCTCTACCGAAGGAAGGCTTCACGGTCGACGTGAACATGCGCAAGGCCGACGGGAAGTATCAGTTTAAGCTGCGCACGTTGGCAGGCTCCCGCGCCGTGAACATCCCAGCAGCGTTCGGAGAAACCGAGCGCGCCGACCTTTACGAAGCGATCCTCGGCGAAATCATGCGCCTACTGAGTCCGGAGAAGTTCGGCTAACCCACCCATCGCAGCATTAAGCATCCCCGCTAGCAATCTGCTACATTGGCCCTTTCTGAAAGGGAGGGGTGGGGATGTCGCGCACATCAAAATTGATCGTCGTCCTAGTGCTGTTGGCAATGGCCGGCGCCTGGCTGGCTCCCAAGCAGACCGAACAGCAGGCGGCAGAGAGAGCTGCACGCAATGCTGAACAGGCTCGGCTTGAGCTTGAGCGCGACGCCGCCAAGGCCGCGCAGCAGCAGGCCGAACAAGAGAAATACACAGCAATCTCCACCGCCAAGCGCGTCGTCGCCGAGCGGTTGAACGACCCCGAGTCGGCCAAGTTCGGCAAGGTCGTCGCGCGCACAAGCGGCATCGTCTGCGGCTACGTAAATGCCAAGAACGCTATGGGCGGTTACGCAGGCGAGAAGGGCTTCATCGTGATGGCTGGGAAAGCCTGGCTAGAAACTGACTCAGCAGATTTTGGCGAAACATGGAACAAACACTGCGCTTCATAGCGCAATAGCACGCTAGAAACCCGGCCACCGCGCCGGGTTTTTTATTGCCTACGAAAGCCAGCTTAGTGCGGGCTTTGTCGTTTCTGGAGAAGCGCAATGACTGAAACAGCTCGCCTAGTAATTGCCGTAGACAGCACTCAGGCAAAGAAAGCGGAGCGCGACCTTGGGGTGCTTGAGCGGTCTGCTGTAAGTCTCGCGTCCGGCATGAAGGGGCTTGTGGCGCCCGTACTGTCCGTTACCGGAGCAGTGGCAGGCCTTAGCAAAGCGCTAGAGGTGCAGCGGCAGTTCGACGTGTTGAATGCCGGTCTGATTACCGCGACTGGCGGAGCAGTCCAGGCGGCAGACGCCTTCGCCGCACTTCAAGATTTTGCGCGCAAGACCCCATACGATCTAAATCAGGCCGTCGAGGGATTCACCAAGCTCATAAATTTAGGACTGACGCCTTCCGAAAGGGCGCTGACGTCCTACGGCAACACCGCTTCAGCCATGGGCAAAGACCTCAATCAAATGATTGAGGCGGTCGCGGATGCCGCAACCGGCGAATTCGAGCGCCTGAAAGAATTTGGCATTAAGGCCAGCCAGAACGGTGATCAGGTCTCTCTTACCTTCCAAGGGGTGACCAAAAGCATCGGAAACAATGCCGCGGAGATTGAAAAATATCTAACCGACCTGGGCGAAAACCAGTTTGCTGGCGCGATGGACCGTCGCTTGCAAACCCTAGACGGCGCCGTATCCAACTTGGGTGACACCTGGGACCAGACCTACCGACTCATAAATGAAGCTGGCCTTGGCGAGCTAATGGAGTCTTCGGTTCGATCAACGACAACCGCTCTAGATGAGCTGAACGCACAACTGGAATCAGGTCAGCTCCAGGCAAAACTTGACGCTGTCGCTGGCAAGTTCTCCGGCTGGGGCGGGGACATTTCCCAAACGCTCGACATCGTTGGCGACATCTTCGAGTCCGCCACCGGTCGCTGGGGTGCGCTCGTAGACAAAAACGTCGACAACATGACATCGACGTTTGCCAACTTCCCTGAGAACGTCCGCGCATTCATCCAGCTGATGACCGTTGAGGTGCTGTCAGGTTTCGACAAGGTCACGGCGTACTCGGCAGCATTCAAGGATGGCATCAAGGCCATCTTTACCGACGACACGATGGAGGGCGTAGGGGCTCGGCTAGAGGCTGATCTTCAGCGCCTAAACGAGCTGCGCGATGACAGCATTGCATCAATCCTAGAGGAGCGCGACGCTGCGCTGACCTCATACAGCGACCAGATGTCAGCCGCGCAGGATCTGCGCAAGGTCTATGACGATGCGATGGAGCGATCCGCGCAAGCCACCGCAGATCGCCTGGCTAAGTTCAAGGCGCTCGGCAGTTCAGCCGGCGCAGCAGGGGATGCCGTCGAGAAGCTCGGCAAAAAGCTCAAGAATCTTGACGCTACAGGCCCTGGCGACGCGATCAATGACTACATCAAGCAGTTCGAAAAGCTCCACGACGAACTGAACCCTGCCGAAGTCGCGGCGCGTGAGTACGGCAAGCAGCAGGAGCTGCTGAACGACATCATTGCCCGTGGTGGCGAGAATGCCGACAAGGCACGCGGCGACCTTGCCAAGCTGCGCGAGCAATACGAGGAGAACAATCAGGCCACCTCCGAATGGGCCAAGTGGACCGAAGGCGCGCTAGACCGCGTTGATTCGGCCTTTGCCGACGCCTGGCGCAACATCGGGGATGGGTTCAGCTCGTTCCGCGACAGCCTCACCAATGCGTTCAAGCAGATGCTGGCCGAGCTGGCTCACATAGCCATCACCAAGCCGATCATCATTCAGATCGGCGCGGCAATTGGCATCGGCGGCGGCGCGGGCCAGGCTGTCAGCATGATGGGTGGCGGCTCGGGCGGCGGTATCGGTGTCGGCAGCCTGTTGCAATACGGTCAGACCGCCTACAGCGCCATAACAGGAGTTGGCCCTGCAGCGCTGGCTGGCTGGCAGTCTGGCGGCCTCATGGGTGGCATCCAGGGCGCCACGAGCTACTTCGGCAATATGTTCGGCGGTATCGATCAGGGCTTGGGGCAGATTTACGGCGTGCTGACGAATGGCGCTGGCTCGACCTACGCGCCGCTGAGTTACCAGGCTGGCGTACAGGGCTGGGGCAATATGGCAGCCACCGCAGCGCCGTGGTTGGCTGGTGGTCTTGGTGCTCTGATGGGCTACCAGAATGCCGGGGTCAAGGGCGCCGCTGCTGGCGCTGGTGGCGCTGCTGCTGGGTATTATGCAGGCTCCGCGCTTGGCTCCTTTGTTCCAGGGCTAGGAACCGCAATAGGCGGCGCAATCGGGGCCGCGCTTGGTGGCGTGCTGGGCGGATCACTGTTCGGTGGCAAGTGGCAGACTAAGGATGTCGGGATCGCCCTCGGTATCGAGTCAGGCGCTCTTTCTGCGCAGGAATTTGAGTACCAGAAAAAGAAGGGTGGGCTGTTCAGCAGCAATAAAAAACGCACCCGCTATTACGATCTAGACCCCGAGACCGCTGCCGCGCTTGGCGACGCTTACGCAGTCACTGCTGACGGCGTTTTCGATCTGTTCGAATCGCTGTCGTTCACCATCGAAGACAGCGCTCTTGCTGGTTTGGATCTGGCCAAAACAAACATCTCCACAATGGGTAAAACCGAGGAGGAGATTCAGCAGGCCATTGCAGAGTGGTTCGGCTCAGCCGCCGATGCCATGACGGCCGAGCTGAACAAGGTCTTTGCCACTGGCCTCGACCTCGACTTTGAAGGCATGCAGGCCTTCGTCGGCAATCTGCAGGGCGTCAACGAGGTGCTGCGTTATCTCGACGTTGAGATGTACGACGCGAGCGTAGCTGGAGGGAAGCTGGCTGAATCTCTGTCCGCTGCGGCTGGCGGGCTGGATGCGCTGGCGGCCAACTCGGCGACCTACTACGGCGCGTTCTTCAGCGAAGCCGAGAAGATCGAGGACACCATCGATTCCATCACGCGGGCTTTCGAGGCCGCAGACGTGGAGCTGGTTGGATCGCGCGAAGCATATCGGGCGATGGTCGAGGATATCGACCTGACGACCGAGGCCGGGCAGGAGATGTTCGCCACGCTGATGGCGCTGAGCGGCCAAGCTGCGCAGTATTACAGCATCGTCGAGCAGCAGGCGGCGCAGGCCAATGCGCTGCTGATCGGCACGGTAAACACAGCATATGCGGCCCTGCAGCGCTCGATTGCGGCTCAGCAGCGGGAAATCCAGGCGTCTGCGAGCAAGGTGGCCGGCAACATCTCGGAGCTGACAGGCATTGGCAACTCGCTCGATGCAGCGCTGAAGAAACTGCGTGGCACGTCGGACGACACCGTGCGCTCTCTGCGCGCTCAGGCAGTGATGACGCTCAACAGCGCGCTGGTACAGGCGCGGTCGGGTCAGTCGCTGGCTGGCGTGGAGGGCCTGCAGGACGCGCTCGATACCGCATCGCAAATGGACACTGCGCTGTACGGCTCCCTCGTTGATTTCGAGCGGGAGCAGGGCAGGACCGCCAACCTGATCGCGGAGCTCGAGAAGGTCAACGGCAAGCAACTTTCCGCCGAACAGAAAATGCTGGGTGCGCTGGAATCTCAGCTGTCGGCGCTTGATAAGCAGCTTGCCTTTGCTCAGGCCCAACTCGACGCGCTCAACGGCATCGACAACTCAATCATGGGCGTGGCGGCAGCAATTGCCGCAATGAACTCCTCCGTGGTTGCCGCTCTCGGGGCGCTGCCGAAGGGCGCCGCGCAGGCCAACACGTCGCAGAACAACGGTGCAATCGTCTCGACGCTTTACAACGACCTGTTCGGGCGCACCGCATCGGCTGATGAGGTCGCGTACTGGGCTGGCCGCCTGGGCTCGGGGAATCTCGAATACTCCGATATCGCGGCGAACATGAAGCAGTGGGCGAGCGCGGCAGACAAGGAGGCCATGAAGCAGCGCGGCATTCCGGGCTTTGCCTCGGGCGGCTTCCATTCTGGCGGCCTGCGCTTGGTCGGCGAGAACGGCCCGGAGCTGGAGGTAACAGGCCCGAGCCGCATCTACAACGCCAGCCAGACGGCGGCGATGCTAGGTGGCGGCGGCGATGCCGCGCGAGAGGTTCGCGCCCTGCGTGGCGACTTCGCCGGAATGATGGACGCCCTTCGGTCCGTAGCCAAACACACCATGCAAACAGCCAAGCGCGTTGAGTTCCTTGAGCGCTGGGACTTCGACGGCCTGCCTAAAGAGAGGGGCGCAGCATGAGGATAATCAAGCCGGTGGAAATCACGCCGGCCATCCTGACCAGTAGCAACGTTCCCGAAACGGACTATGCCGCATGGAGCGCGGCAACGGCCTACGCGGTGGGCGATGAGGTGATGTACAACCACCGCAACTATGAGGCGCTGGTGGCGCACACCGGGGCCAATCCCGAGACCGACACCAGTGACCCGCCGAAGTGGCTAGACCTCGGGGCCAATAACCGCTGGCGTATGTTCGATGACAAGGTTGGCTCGCTCACCGAGCAAACGGGCAGCATCGCAGTCGACCTGCAGCCTGGCGCGGTAATCAACTCCGTGGCGCTGTTCAATCTGTTAGGCCGGTCGGCCACGGTCACGCTCACTGACCCGTCAGAGGGCATCGTCTACCAGCGCACCGTCTCCCTCGTAGATGCCGGGGTTTCTGACTGGTACGAGTGGTTTTTCGCGCCCATCGGCAGGCAGAGGGACTTCGTGCTGCTGGATCTCCCAGCTTATGGCACCGCCACGCTGTCGGTGACGATCGACAACGCCAGCGATACCGCAGCGGTCGGCCACCTCGTCATGGGTCGCCAGGCAGAGCTGGGCGTGGCCGTCTATGGCTCTGGCGTCGGCATCACGGACTACAGCCGTAAAGAGACGGACGACTTCGGCAACTCGATTGTTGTCGAGCGCTCGTTCAGCAAGCGCGCGGAGTTCGATGTTGTGGTGGAAACACCGCAGATCGGGCGGGTTCAACGCCTGCTCGCCAGCATCCGCGCTCAGCCGGTCGTGTGGATCGGAGCCGAGGGCTACGAGTCGACGTTCTTGTTCGGTTACTACCGAGATTTCCAGATATCCATTTCCGGGCCTTCCGTCTCGGATGCCTCTATCACTGTTGAGGGCTTGACCTAATGGCAGCGCCAATTATCACACCCATCCCGACGCCGCCGATTCGCTCGGACGCGCCGGTCGACTTTGCGACAAAAGCAGATGCTTTCGCTGCCTCTCTGCCGCAGTTCGTGACCGAGGCCAATACCAGCGCTGAGTTCGTGGACCAACGCGCCATCGACGCCGACGCCAGCGCCACGGCAGCAGCTGCGAGTGAAGCCGCAGTGGAAGCCGACCGCGCAGAGGTTGAAGCCAATACCGCGACCGTCGCCAGCAACACGGCAACCGTAGTCGCCCGCGCCGATGAAGTGGCCGCCAATACGCTACAGGTAGCCGCTGACGCCGATCAGGTAGCGGCTGACCGAGCGGCAGTAGACGCAGCGCTGGCATCCATCGCTGACGGCCCGGTAACGAGCGTCAACGGCAAGACCGGCGTCGTCACTCTCACGCTAGCCGATATCGGCGCCCTCAGCCTCGCCCAAACCCAAGCCGTCGCCCTCTCTTTCTAAGGAATAATCCCCATGGCTAAAGTATTCACCGCACCCTTCGCGCAAACCCCGAAAACCGCCTCCGCTGTGGCCACTGACGCCGTTGCAGGCATCGGCACCGATGCACCAACCGGCACCGTCCTGCTCGGTACGGCTGGGGCGGATGGCGCCATCGTTACGCGGCTGTCCGCAATGCCTCGCGCAACCTGCACAGCGTCCAGCCTGGCCCTGTTCCTCTCGAAAGACGGCGGTGCCACCATGCATCTGATCGACTCCGAGCTGATGGCAGCGCATACCGTGGCGGCGACCACAGCCATCCCGGAAACCAGTTTCGGGAATATATCGGACAGCGCCCCGCTTCGACTTGAAGCAGGTGACCGGCTGTACGTGGGCAGTCAGGTAGCCCTAGCCAGCGGCATCGTTTTCGCAGCTCAGTGGATGGATTACTGATATGGACAGAGCGCTAGGTAATCCGTTGGGTAATCCGTTGGGGTTGGTCAGAGAGGCGGGGCAACGCGTGCCTGATCCAATGATTGTCGAGATAACCGCTGGCTCGGGGGTGTACACCATACCGAGCGGGTTCCGGTATGCCGTTATCACAGCTGTCGGCGGCGGAGGCGGGGCTTCGTATTCAGCAAGCGGGCCGAGAGGTGGCGGAGGCGGCGGCGTATCGCGGACAAATCCAATCCCCCTGAAAGAGTCTATGAGGATAGAGTATTCAATAGGTGAGGGCGGGGTTCCGACTGTGGCCGGGAATATCGTACCCGGAGGCGACACGTTAGTCCGAATTGCCGGGTACGAAATAGTAGCCGGTGGTGCAAAGCCAGGAACGGTTAGCGGATCAACCGGGTGTGTAGGGGGTACTGCGTCCGGGGGGGACTTCAACTATAAAGGGAGTGACGGGACGCTGGCTGGCGCAGGCGGTGGAGCTGCTGGTTTGTTTGGCGACGGTGGTGTCGGCGGCTCAGGGTGTGGAGGGAATGGAGGGTCAGCTGTGTCTGGCCAAGCCAGGGGAGGCGGTGGTGGTGGGGGAATTGATGGAGATGGCGGAAAAACTCAGGGGGGGGGCGCTCCAGCGCTTCCAGCAGCTCCAACACAGCGCTACCTGACGTACCCCGGAACGTCGGGGAGCGATGGAACCACTACAGCAGGTGGGAATGGAGGGCCATGGGGAGGGGGTGGCGGTTCTTATTACAGCGGTAACGTTAATACGCAGGGCAAGGGCGGCAATGGCGGCGTGAGGATCGAACTATGGTAAAAATTCAAAACGGCATCGCCACCCGCGAACCAATCCCGAGCTTCCTTGCTGGCCTCGCACGCGAATCCCTTGCCGACCTCAGCTGGACCGATCCGGCGTTGGGCGTATCCGATGCTGCATGGTGGCCCGAAGACGATCAGTCACCGGCACTAGCAGAGTTCGAACGCTACGGCGAAGAGACGCTGACGGTCGACGCTGAGCGCCAGGTGGTGGTCGTGACCCGTGCTGTCGTGCCGTGGAGTGCGGAGGAAATCGCAGCAGCTAAGGCCGCGCAACGCGATGTGCTGAGGCAGCAAATAGCCGACCGCCGCTGGCAGGCCGAGGTGGCCGGCATCGACATTGGCGGCATACGCATCGATACCGGGCGCGACAGCCAGGCGCTGATCACTGGCGCAACCGTACAGGCCATGCTCGATCCCTCGTATGCGCTGCGCTGGAAAACGCCTGACGGCTTCGTCGATCTGACGGCTGAGCAAATTATCGGCGTGGCCACGGCAGCTCGGGCGCATGTGCAGGCCGCGTTCAACCGAGAGGCCGAATTGCTGGAGGCGCTGGAGGCCGGCACCTTCACACCTGAAATGCTAGAAGAGGGCTGGCCAAATGAACCGCTTCCCGAATCCGCTCCAAGCTGAGCTGCTACCCGACCGCAAAACATGGCGCCTACTGGCGCCATTTTCGTATCTGGACCCTGAGCATGGGCTGATCGAAGTGCCGACCGGCTTCGAGACGGACTTCGCATCGGTGCCGCGCTGGCCGCTGACGTTCGCGCTGCTGGGCAGCTATGGCCATGCGGCGGCGGTGATACACGACTGGCTGTATACGTCCGGTCAGCTGAGCCGCGCCGATGCCGATCGCGTGTTTCACGAAGCCCTGCGCTCGTCCGGCATCGCTCGCTGGCGGGCCTGGCTGATGTGGGGCGGCGTGAGGATTGGCGGCGCCCATCGATACAACCAGGCCCCGCCCAGTGCGGGGTTTTCTTCGCATGAGGACTGACCATGCGCACATCGCAACGAGGTATCGACATCATCAAGCGCTTCGAGGGCTTGCGACTGACCGCGTATCCAGACCCCGCAACCGGTGGTGATCCCTGGACGATAGGCTACGGCAGCACTCGCGGCGTTCGTCCCGGCATGACAATCACATCAGCTCAAGCCGAGGAAATGTTACGCGCAGATCTGGAGCGGTTCGAGAACGCCATCGGCCGACTGGTCACCGCGCGGCTCTGCCAGCATCAGCTGGATGCACTGGTCAGCCTGACTTACAACATCGGCGAAGGCGCGCTGCGTGACTCGACGCTGCTGCGCAAGCTCAACGCAGGAGACTATGCCGGGGCAGCCGCGCAGTTCGAGCGCTGGGTGCATGGTGGCGGGAAGATCATGCCGGGCCTGGTGCGCCGCCGCGCTGCTGAGAAAGCACTTTTCGAGGATGCGCAGTGACCGCCTGGGTAAAGCTGGTGCCAGCCTGGGCATGGTGGGCGCTCGCCCTGGTAGTTGTAGCCGGTGGGCAGCAGATTCGGGTGTCATCGGCTCAGTCTGTAGCCGCTGGGGCGCAACGCGAACTGGCCGACTACCGCGCCGAAGTGGCAGAGCGCGACCAGCGCGCGGCGTTGTTCATCATTCAGGAAAACCAGCGGCGCCAGGCCGCGACGGAGAAAGCAGATGCAGAAGCCAAGCAACAACTGGATCAAGCTCGCTCTGATGCTGCCCGTGCTGACAGCGCTCTTGAGCGCCTGCAGCAGCGCCTCGCAGCCGCTGAGCAGCGCAGTCGTGACGCCGGCAATTCCATCACTGCCCAGCTCGGCCAGGCAGCCGAAGACACCGCCAGAGTGCGTGCCGACATGCTCGGCCGGCTTGGAGCGGCTGCTCAACTCTATGCTGGAGTCGCCGACCAGCGCGGAATAGCCGGGGTGGCGTGTGAGCGGGCGTATGACGGATTAACCTGGCAATAAAAAAGCCCCGCACATGGCGGGGCTTTGCTGCCTGTTCGGCAGTGTAGGAAACTATGCGTAGCTCATATTTCTGAGCTGCCTGTTCGGCAGTAAATGGCCAAAGCCAATAACGCATATTCCTGAGCTGCTTATTCAGCAGAGGCTTCACGCTATCACATTTGCTCGGCAGGTCGATAGCGGATATGAAAATCTTTCGCTCAGCGCCACTTTCACGCCGCCTTCACTCCCAGCTTGTGCAGCAGCAGGTGCCATGCTGCATAGCTCATGTTCTGTCTGTTTTTGGCGCCCTCGGCCGCAGTGTATTTGCGGAAATTCTGCGGTGAGATGCCCACCAGCGCTGCCGCGTGGGCGCCAGATATGCCGGTCAGTGATCCCTCGCCGACGATATGCCGGATCTCCCAGCTGGTCGGCGCGCGCCATTCGTCTATATCAGTCGCAAGCACGTCATCAGGCAACAAGCCGGCTACCCAGCTCAGCGGCGGGGCTGCTTTGATTGAGCGGAATTCATTGATAGAGCAGGGCAAGCCGCGCGTGGGTGTGCTTACAGTTGTCAGCCAGTACGGGAATCTGTCGTCTGGTACGCAGCCGCTCATTCCGCCTGGTAGTTCATGGGTCGCTACCGTAGCCAGCACTTCGCCGCTATGTGTTACGAGCTTCAGGGGGGTCGGGGCGTGCTCTGCTGCGCAAGCCTGGCGCCATTGAGCAATCACGTCTGCAAATGCCTCGATGACCTCTGATTGAGTTGCGGCGTCAGGCAGGGTCTTTTCCGATAGCATCTGCTGGCCATATTGCAGTACCAGGCGGCTGGAGTTTTTGCCCGCCAGCTTGATGCTGGCGGTTTTGCGAAATTCAAATGGGCCAAAGCGGAAATCTTTCATCGTTCAGCCCTCAATCACTTCGTAGTAAGCGCGCTGCACCAGGGTGGCATCGCAGCTGCCGTCGGTGTAGTAGGCCTCGCCCAGGCCGGTCACACGGCCAACGACTTTGAGGTCGAAGTGGGTATTGATGGCATTACCGGTGGCACGGCGGGCTTCGCGCTGGCTCATACCGGTGGTGTCAATCAGATCCGGGCGGGCAATTCGAACTACAACGTCAGCGCCAATTTCCACAGTGTTGGCGGTGACTTCTTTGTACGGCTTGCCCGACTTGGAAACGCCGCGGCCATAATCGATGGTGATGTCTACGTGCTTGCTCATTTCATCTCTCCCGAGGATCAGTGCTGGCTGTGTGCCGCGCTGTTGGGGTCATTATATATAGATCGAATCGAGCTAGCAACAGCTTCAGGTAACCGTTCGTCGGGCTCGCGCGGTAGCTATCGCTGGTCTCGGCGCCAGGTAGTGGACTAGAGGCCGGCTGCGGTGCGGGCGAGGGCGATGCCGCGCTGGCAGCTGTTCAATACGTTGTTCACGGCCTGGGGTTTGATGCCGGTGCGGCGCGCCGCCTCGGCGGGTGGGATGCCCTCGACCAGCACCAGGCGGGCGGCCTCTTGGCTGGCACCGCCGCGCATGCGCAGCAGCTCGGCCAGGGCTTCGAATTGCGCGGCGTTCAT